CGTTTGCACAGGCATCGGTGTGTTATTTAGTGGTGGTGCTTTAGACTGATCATCATATGTACCACTTGGTGGCATAAAATCTTCAAGCTGTATTGGGAAATCTCTATACAAACTTAAACCTTTAAAAACATTTCTCATACCGTTAATAATTCCTCTAGATTGTAAGAAAGGATTAGGAGTTCCTGTTTCTCTTGAAATTTCTTTAAATCTATCTTGAATTGCTTCAGATGGATAAAAGAATTTAAAATCACCTTTTAATAAATCATCAATAGTTGATTCAGGTATACCTCTTTTTTCTAATGACTTTTTAATTTGATTTCTAGACATACCTATTTTTTGTGCATTAATAAAATGAGTTAACATTTCTTTTTGTACTTCAAACATCGCTTTGTTAGCTACAAAATATCTTTCAATAACTGATTCAGGTGTTTTAGGTCCACCTTTTAATAGTCCTTCAGGTCCACCTGTAAATTCTTTTCTTGCTTTAGATATACCTCGTTGAAAATCATAAATATAAAAACCCAATGCTTTTTCTGGTTCAACTTTAACAGGTTTCCATCCCATGATACCAGCCATCTCCGGACCTACTTCAAAAAATTCTCCTGTTGAACTAGGTGTATCAGTAAGAGCTTTTCCTAATCTTTGGAAAGGTTTCACTGTAGGCATTAATGTTTTAGTTAAGTGTTTAAATATTCTTTGATATTTTTCTGCTTCAGGTGTTTGATCAGAATATAATTCTACACCTTCGTTTGTCATTCCATTTCTAGAATAAATATCCATAAATGCTTCTGTAAACATAGACTCAGACACAAATGGTTCTGCTACTTGACCAGCAGCTTGTGCTACACCTTCAGCAAAACCTTTTAATAAAACTTCTTCATCTTCTATACCTTCTTGTACGTTTCTAAGTATTGTTTGAAAAGGTCTTGATAAAGTATCGTAAACATTGTTTTTACTATAATCTATATAGTACAATTCATTTGTTTCAGGATCTCTCATGTATATTTTTTGTGAATCTTTTGCCCATGGTGCAACAAAATCATTTGCTGCATCTGCTTCTTCATTACTTACACCAAATATAGCTTGTGATCCTTTGATTGCTCCATAAGGAAGAGCTAGTGTTGCTAATGTCATACCTGTTAATCTTTTCATACCTATAGCTTTCAAAGGATTTTTACTTGTAACCGGATTAATTTTTTTAGTAACAGGATCAGCAATTTCTTCTAATGCTTGTCTTACAATTCCAGCACCAGTTCTAAATACTTCTGATGGCCATGACATAAAGTTACCAAATGGTGACATACGTGCCGCTCTTACAAACTCACCAACATACGCATAGTTAGGCACAGTATTTCTCACTATTTTTGCTGCCATTTCTTCCATTTGTTCGTTAGACATTTTTAATAATTTGTCTTTGTTTAATTTAAATAATCTTCCGTACTCAACTTCAAAGTTAAATATTTTCCAAAAGTCATCTTCTGCAACATATAAATCTTGCATGGTCTTAGCACCTTTTTTAACTCCCTTACCTAAAGCTCCTAAAGAATTTAACATAGGTCTAAGTATGCTGTCCGTTGCAATGTTACCGTCACCAAATCTTATATCTTTCATTAGATTTCTAAGATCACCAAGCCGTGTATTTGTATTTGTTACACCTAGTTCTAAATATCTTCTGTAACGTTCCATCGGTAAAGGGTTTCTAACTCCAACTTGTATGGTTGCTCCTGCTCTCTGCATAGCTTCTTTCATTAACTGTGGGTTTTCAAACAAAGTACCATTACCTAATGCAAAAGCACCAGAACTTAAAAAGTTTCTTATGTGTGTGGGTATAGATAAAATTGTTTTAGCGTATTGTGCACCCGCTTTAGGTGTCAATAATAAGTTACGCCATGCCCAAGAAAAAGTTTTACCAAGTGCACCACCTGTATCACCTCTCATAAATTCTTGTAATTTAGATACATTAGAAAAACCTTCTGCAATAGCTCTTGTTGTATACATACCTTGCAATCTATTTACCAACACACCATCTTTAAAATATTCTTTTACATAAGGATCTATTTTTACAATTTCATCACCAGGTATATCACCAAAAGCTCTTCGTGCTTCTAATGGTGTTGAATGAAAGAATCCTCTTTGACCTGGAGGTGTATCAGCTTTTACAGCTGCTTTCATAGCTTCATCTGTATCTAATACTTCATCAAATAATTGATTTTTTCTAGCAACTACAGACAATCTATTAACTCCTTCATAAATAGAATGTCTTATATCTTCTACTTCACCAAATAATTTTCTAAAATTTTTACTACCTTTACCTATAACTTGTAGAGACTTATCACCATCAGGTGTTTCTTTAGTTAATGTTTGTGCAAAGGTTTTAATATTGTATGCATCTTCTGCACTCTTAGTTAGGTTTTGATAAGCAAATGTAGGTAGTGTATCTTTTTTAGGATCCATATTTCTTGCTGATGCAATCAATTCATCTACCATTTGATCTGCTTCAAAATCGTTAATAGGATTTTTATTTTTAGCAGCATATCTCATGAACATATCAGCGACCATTTCTTTGTCTTTAGCCGCTGGTTTAAATTGATTGAACAAACCTACGTCTTTGTTTTGAAACATTTCATAAGTATTACCAATGTAGTTTTTAATTCTATCTCCCATCAAAGCTCTAAGGTCAACACCCACACCTGCAGGTAAATCTACTTTAGCTCCAGGCCCACCAGCTGTAATTTCTAATAGTTCTTTAAATTTATTACGTGTATCTTTTAATCCTTTAAATATAATAGATTGATCAGGCACAGGCACATTAGCTTTTTTCATTTGTTTTAATAATGTAGATTGTAAAGTTTTATCTAAACCTTCTTTGTTAAGATCACCTTTAAATAAAGTTTTATCTAAATTTTCTAAAAATTTTTTTCTTCCTGATTCACCGGTCTTATCAAAAAATCTTTTAGTAGCTGGAAAATATTTATTAGTTACCTTATCTATTCTTGCAACCTGTTCCATAGAGAAATTAGTGTCTGCCATTTTACGTGCATTCTCTGTCATCTTAGATAAAAACACTTGTTCAGGTTTACTTGTTCTTGCTCTAAAAATTGCACCAAACTTATCTAATCCTCTAGCTATTTTAGAACTACTGTAAGCTAATTCTTTTCCTTGTTTAGCTAATGCTTTTGCACCAGTTCCGATACCATACACAAAAGGTGTAACAAATACAGACTCACCTGCAAACTTAAATCTATTCATAAGTTTTCTAGTTGCATCTTCTGATGGATCTTCTTTTACTTCTCTGTCTAATTGTGTTGGCCCTGCTTCAAATACATCTCCAAAAGAACCTATCTCTTCAGTGTCACCTACTAACGTTTCACCGGCTGCTCCACCTAAAACTAATGCACCAAATCTCTTTTTACCTGTAAGTTTATTTAATTCTTTAGCTTTCTTAATTCCTTTTTTTGCATTCTTACTCATAACGTTAGCGTACTTACCAGCTTTCTTAGCTTTTAATGCTTTGTCTGCTAATTTAATTGCTAGCTTAGAACCAGCTGCTGCAGGTACACCTATTTGTATTAATGCTTGTGTAATTTTACCAGAAGCCCTAGCGTTTGCTGTGTCTTCAAAAATATTTATTGTATCAAAAAATGATTCTACTTCATCAGCAGCATTTTCTGTAAGTCCAAGGTCCATGAGCTCTGCTCCAAGAGACACTACACCTTCTACAGTCTTAACGATACCGGAACCAACACCAGCTGCAGCAGATGTTACACCACCAACCTCGTCATCAGGAACTTTAGTTACAACATCAACACCACGTACTTTTCTTGTAATGGTTTTTTGTTTATCTTTTTCTTTATCTGTTTCTTCGGTTATTCCAATACCTGATCTTAACGCCATTTAATCTCCTATTCATATGTGAAAGGATCAAGTGCTTTAAAATCTGTTCCGATTATACCCTCTTCAGCTACTCTTTCGTAGAATAAACCGTCTTCAGGATTATAAAAAACTTGTCCTACTGTAATACTCTCATAGTTAGGTGTTGGTTCTCCTCTATTTTTTATATCAAATTCATAAGGGAGTATGCCTCTAAAATTTTTCTTAGCTGCACTGGAGTCAGGATTCTTTTCTTTAAATACATTAAACGTAACTATGTCTTCTGCAATTTCCATAGAGTTATTTTTAATAAAATCGAAATCACTTTCTTGCAAAGAGTCTGAATAGTTATTTATTCTAACTTCAGGTATCTCTTCTCTAAATACTTTTTTAAGTTTAGGGTTAAGGTCTGCTTCTAATTTAATTAAATCTTTTTTATCTTGAAATTCTTTTGCTGCAGCTTGTTCACCTTTGACTACGTCATAAGCACCAAGCGCTAACTTATCTTCAAAACTTTCATCTGCTGCTCTTGATTGTTGAAATTTAGCAAAAGGATCTTTAGCTGATGCTAATGCTGTGCTGATTGCTCCCCCAACACCTGAACCCATTGGAGATCTAGTTGCAAGGTCTATTCCAAAATCAATCATTAGATCACCAAATCTACGTTTAGCCGTGTTTCTTTGTGGTAAGGCTGTTCGCATTTCATCCATTACTTCTGTAACTCTATTACCTACATTGTAACCAGGTCTTTGTAGTCCAGATGTAATTCCGCCTTCAGCAGATCCACCTTTTCTAAACATAGGTCTTTTATATAAATTATTATTATTCATTATCCTGATGTTCCCATCATGTCACCATAACCAGACATTAATCCTCCAGCAACTGATGCTATTCCCAACGCATTCTGCAACGGCGTAGGGTTAGGTGTTACCATAGATTGATATTGTCCAGGTGCACCAGATGCAATACTTGCTATACCTGATCCAAGATAACCTAGTCTTTCGTATGGCTCGTAAGCTGCTAATCTGTTTGCTTCTCTTTGTGCATCTAGAACTGCTTGAGCTTGTGCTTGTTGACCCGCGCCCGCTGATCTTAAAGTACCTATATCTTGACCATATAATGATGGAGCTAGTGATGCTAGTGCTTGTTGATTTCTTGATAGATTTAATTGTTGATCACCTAAATTCATTTGTTGAGTTCCTAGGTTCATTAATTGGTTACCAATATTTAACTCTCTATCAGCTGTTCCTAATTCTAATTGACCTAAGTTTCTCTGACCTTCAGATATACCTCTTTGTAAATCAGCTAAACTTCTTTGTTGTCCAAACGCTTGGTTAGCTAATTGATTTGCTTGAGTAAATCCTTGTTGTAATAATCCTGATTGTAGTAATGCTCTGTTCATGTCAGATTTGTTTTGATACTGTGATCTCATTACACCTTCTCTACCACCACCTAAATTACCAGCCATCGTAGCTCTGTCAGCTATTCCTTGCATTCCTAAAGCTGCTTGTGTGTCATACTCTGATAATGTTGCATCAATTACATCTTGTTGATACGGAGACATAAACTGTGAGTATGCTGAAGGTCCTGAAAAACCTCCGGCAGCTGTGCCATATGCTCCAGCTCCGCCTAAAGCTCCAGCGGCCTGTGTACCATAAATTCCAGCGTTAGCTAAACTTGTTCCGGCAGTTCCTAAAGCGCCAGCAGCTTGTGTACCATACTGTTGAGCACCTGTTTGAAAACCTGCAGCTCCTGTATCGTAAGCTCCTGCTTGAGTAAGATAAGGTTGGAATGCACCAATCCCTTGTCCTGTTGCTAAATTGTATGCTTGTGTCTGCGCTGCATCTTGACCTGCAACTTGTGGTGCAAATAAACCTGTATTAAGTGGTGCAGCCGTTGTTGCTGTTAACTGTGTTCCATAATCTTTTTGTAGATCTTCTACATATTGTGGTGGGAGTGCTTGTGTTTGTTGTACAGCCATTATATTACCTCACTTAATCTTTCCGATGTTTCAAACATCTGTTGTGCGCCAGCCATTCCTTGTGACTCATCAGATACTTGTCCACCTTGTTCTAAATGTTTCATCATATTTTCCATAACTTCTGCGCCTTTATCTATATCGCCGCCTCCTGCATTTCTAACAGCATCTGCGGTAAATACAAACTCATTTACACTTAATCTTGCAGGCACATCATCAGCTTTTTCTTCTCTTCCAATGGGTACAAACCCACCTTCAGCTCTATAATCTTTTTCCATACCACCAAGGTCCATGATTCCACCACCTTCGGCAAAACCAATTCTACCACCTTCAGCTTTTAAATTTTTTTCAGATGCATTTCCTAAGAAAGGATATTTAGCTCTAAGCGCTAGTATTTTTTGACCTGTTTCATCGTTATAAGCATCTAATACTTCTGCTCTAATAGCTTCTATATCTAATCCTTCACCACGATCCATTATTTCTGATATAGCTTCTCCCGGTTTACCTAATAATGCTGTTCCAAGCATTAATGCGCCACCACTCAAAGCTACTTTACCAAGTGTGCTTTCAGGAATAAGTCCTTTTATAGTTTCCATTATTCCTGTTGTACCACTTTGTTTTAATTTACCTAAATTTAACATTCCGTCTGCTTCATTACCGACAGCTTTTATATTTTCGGATGTTGCTGATTCAATAGGTGCTAGACTTTCACTACTTGTTTGAAATGTATCTGTAAACATTTTACCAAGGCCACCTGTTTTTTGAATTGGATTACTAAAAAATTTTGAAATAGAACCTTGTCCCATTGTAGAAGCTTTCGGATTAAAACCCGAAAATCTTTGTCCCATGGTAACATTTTTTCTAAATGGATTAGCTTGTAAATTATCCATACCACCACCAATACCTCTAGCTAATTGACCCATACCATAATTCATTAACCCTGATTTAAGAGATGAACCTATTCTTCCTGTTTGATCAAAGCCACCAATACCTGCCATCAAACCTCCAACTACAGGATTAAATGGTGCAACGAAAGGTGCAGCTTTAACTGCAACTTCTGCTATTTCATTTGGTATTAATTTTCTAATTCTTTTTTTAATACCACCAAATAAAAAACCTGTTCTTCCATCAGCTCCCATAATACCACCTCGTGCTGCCATCTGTCTGTCAGGTAATGGTGGTCCTATAGGTTTAGGTTGGAAAGGGTTAACTGGTTTTGTTGGGTCCGATGGTAATGGTTGACCACCAGACATTTGTCCTTCGGCCATAGCTTGTTCCATAAATTGTTGTAAGGTCATGATAGAATCTTCTTGTCCCATCTCTATCATTTCATTAACGTATTGATCGTAAGCTTCTTCTAATTGAGCCACCATCATTCGTTGTTCTTCCTGTGGAGACTTAGGACCTTCATCACCACTATACTTAATAGACGGTGCGTTAGTCATCAATTCTTCTGAAATTTCAATATCTGTTATTGCCATAATTGCCTTATTTTAAAGAGTTTCTCATATTACTTTGTTTTTCCTATTAAATCAAGAGATGGCATGATAACTGTTACATCTCTTTGCACATCCTCTTCAGGTATATTTGCAGCTTTTAAAGCCTCTTCAGTCTCATAAACCGCACCTGTTTTCTTGTTTTTAATTGTAGTTATTATCTCTTTTGGTGTTAACATTTTTATCTCACTCATTATGTTACTATCTCCTTTTTAATATTTAAATAGCTAACAGCTACGTCAAATGAATCTGATGTGCTTGACTGCACTGTAAAAGTTTTTCCACCTTCTACTATTAGTGGTTGGGTTAATAATTCTTTGGTTTGATTGGCTGTCAATGGCACTGATTTAATAGCTGTAATACTATTATTTAAAACAGTTACACTAGGCGTACCAGCTGATGTAACAAGAATAGATTTTATAACATACGTTTCACTAACTAAAGGATTGCCAGACCCTAATGGTGTTAGTGCACTACCACTTGTATTATTATCTATACCTGCAAATTTGTATTGGTTTACTACTGCCATTAATCTAAAAAGAAACTTCTAGCTTCTATCTCCTGTTTTAATTCTTCTTGAAACGTTGTGTTTAATTTCTCAAGAACCGCATCTAAATCTCTAACTAAAGACTGTGCTATATCTTCTTGATATTCTGCACTTGCTCTAGTTAATGATTGTACTATCTTTGCCATTATGCGTACGGTTTAAATGTTGGTTCTTCAAAAGTTATAGGTTGTAACGTTTCTAATCCTGAAGGTTGATAAGGTTCTGTTACAAATTCATTTTCTAAATCATCACCATAATTATACGGATTGCTTGGTGGTGCATCTCTGCTTAAATCATAACCCTCTGCGTAGTCTGTAATTCCATCATAGTTTATGTTTCTATTAGGTATAACTGGAAGATTGTCTCCAGGTACTTCTAACTCTCCTTGATCTGGTTTTGGTAAAGGTAGAGTTGTTGACGCTACTAATGATTGTACATCATTTAAATTCATCATGTTTGGATTACCTAAATCATTTTGAAATGTTGGGTTAATAGCATTTAAAGTAGTTGGTCCATAACCTGCTGCTATTAACTCATCTAATATAGCTTGTTGACCTTCAGTAAAATTTGTAGTTTTTTTAGTAAAGTCACCAAAACCAATTTGGTTGTAACCCCTGTTTCTTGCTTCTAATAATTTAAGTACTCTTTTTTGTTGTCGTCTATCATACCTAGCTTGTTCATATTCTGCTTGAGTTCTAGTAGTGCCGTCTGGATTAACACCTCTCATTCTTCTATTAAAACTTTCAAGTCCAGACCCTAAATTTCTAAGCCCACCTGTTACTAAACCTAATCCAGGAATACCCGCAAGCAATCCAAGTCCACCCATTAGTAAACCAGCTAATCCACTATTTTGTCTAAAAGGACTTTTTCTAGTGTTGCCATACTTATCAATCCTATTACCACCTAGTGTAGTTTGATTAAGTATTTTTTGTTTAAGCTCTGCTCTATCTCTTTCCTCTTTTGTTTTAGGAGTTACGTTGTATTTTTTACCACCTATGTAAGTATATGGAGTAGTTCCACCACCATCGCTATGAATATTTGTTGGTCCTGTTGGTGTTGTAGTTTTTGTAGAAGTAGTTCTTTGAGTTCTGTTTCGATCCGCACCCCTTTCTCTGGCACTGCTTTTATTTCCTCCACTTCCAGAATAATTTCCTTTACCACTGCCATCATAATTTGGATCGCCCATACCAGGAGGATAAGCAGGGATGCCTCCTTTAGTCATTGTTTTTTGACCACCTAAATTTTCTAATGTTTGTGCTTCACCTGGAGTAATATAAGCTAACATATGTGGTTGACCTTTAACATTTAAAGTTTTAGCAACTCTTTGCCCTGTTTGATACATCTGTCTAGCTTGCTGTAAATTTGTAATAGCCATTATCGTCTTCCTCCAGCTTGTATATCTAACCTAAAAGTCCCTAATTTCCAACTACTATCGACTGCAGTATTAGATATTTTAAGAGCTATGGCTCTAGCTCTTGCACGTGTATCTACTTTGTCTGTAGAAGTTGTCACTGTGAATGGACCTAATGATGAACTAGCTGCTGTATTGTTAGGATAGTTTCTTAAATCTAATTGTATAATAGCATTTCCTTGTTGAGATATAAAGTCAGGTATAATTCTACTAACCCGCATGATGTTTTCTCCATCACCTCTAAGGTCAGCCATATTAGTTGCTGCTCCTCTTATAACTTTTTGTGTAATATCATAATCTCCAGATGTAATATTAGCAGGTATAGCAGATGTTACTCCTGATCTTACTTGATTAACACCTGTTTCGTGTTCGTAGTAATATGTAATACCCTCAGTATTTCCAACTACATCAAAAGAAGAATCGGTATCAGGATCGTATTGAGTTCCATGTGGTAATCCAAACACGGCAGAATCTTGCCATGTAGTTCTAATAAATAAACTGCTTGCGTTTACAAACCATATAGGTCTTTTAGCTGTAGAATCTAGATAACTGTAAGTAACTGATTGTGTGTTTACATTTGATCCAGCTTCAGGATAAAACCAAGTAACTTCACCAAATAAGTTATTAATTCCTGCATAAACCATTTGATTAGATGTTGTATTTAAATTGTCATAAACATAGTCTTCAACTAAACAATCCATAGATTCTAGTTTACCTGTATATCTAAAGAAACCATTATCTGACATCCAGTACGCAGCACCATCAACTTCAACTGCTGCATTCTTACCAATTAATCCACAGTTAGTACCCACCTGTTCAAAAGCAAATGTAAATGGTTGACCAACAAAACGCATAGTAAATAAAGAAGTATCACTCCAAACATAAATAGCGTTTCTACCAAGTTTAGCCCCCATGATCCGTGATCCGGCGGCCAGTCTTTGTGTACCAGCTGTATTGGTTGCTGTAGGTGTATAACTATTAATATTTTCTTGATCCGAAAACCTTATAAACATTTCATCTTGTGTAGACTTATCTCCAATAGTTGTTTCAGTTCCAAAAAATACTAAGTGACGATCTGGTGTAGACACTAACATATCTCTAGATGCTGTTGGTGCACCAGCAATAATTGTAGCCCTTATGTTTACCGCATTTACATCATCGGCATTCCATTCAAAACATTCTCCGTTAAATATTAAAGCAATAAGTGTACTTCCTAAATTGTCCAAGGACCATAGTCCTGGCTCTCCCACTTTATCCGTGGTCGATGCTGCTTGACCCCATGCAACAAAAGAAGTGTAATTAGTAACAGTCGCACCAGTGCTGTGAGCAGCTCTAGTTGTTCCTCTAACAGCTCTAGTAATTCCAGTAAAGCTAGTAGCTGTTAAACCTGTATAAGAAATTTCTTCGGTTCCAACTTGTATAAAACCAGTTCCCGCACTTGGAAAACCTGTTGTGCTCGCTACGTTAATTGTAGTTCCTGATCCACCTGTTCCAAAAGCATCATTATTTAATCCTCCGTTTAGTGTAGTAGTTTGAGGATTAGTAACTGTTCCACTCCATTGAGGAATACCCCAACCATATACTCCAACTTGATCAGGTGGTCCTACATGATAGTATTGAAAAAAAGTTATGCCTCCAGAATTAGTTGCTCCACCACCTGTTTCATTACTCGGCATTGTAATTGTAATACTTGAAGCTGCTGGTACAGTAGTTACCATAAATTTTTTATCACAAAAATCTGCAGCTCCAAAATTAGATCCTGTAATAGCTGTAAATGTAGATGTATCACCAAACAATATTATATCTCCTACTTCAAAAGTATGAGCAGAACTAAATGTAATAGTTACATCAGGTTGTCCATTGCTTGTGCTAAATGCATTTGTAATTGCTGTTCCTGCTGGATTAACTAAAGGATGTATGTCGTAGTAAACTCCTCCAGAATATACATATAAAATTCTATTAGTACCTATAGCCGCGTACTTAATACCATCTCTATTAACCATGTGATGCAAGCCTCGTGCAGCACCAGTTAATTTACTATCACCTAATTGAGACCAACCACCTATTTTTTCAGGTGTTCCGTATCTAAAACGTACATTTTCTCCACCTGTCCACTGTGATTCAGCGCCTGTTGGTGTAACTTGTTTGTTGAAACCTGGTAAAAAGCCTAATTTTTGTAGCATGTAACCTCATTATATATGATTTTCCTTATATACCATAGAATTATATATTCAACCCATCTATTCTATAAAACTTAACCACCCGGTTATTATGTATTTTTCCTTACTTAATGAAATAACTCCTCTATGAGTATGTGTAAAATCAGTAGGCCAGATTAATGTTTTTCCTTTTTTAGCTGTAGCTTTAAAATTTTGAAATTTAAATTCTGTTCCTGCTTCTTCTACTGTGTTTAAATAAGTCATAAATGCTAAAACTCTATGCATCACCTTTCCCCCTGCTCTTTCACAATGCCATTTATTAAAACCTTCCCCTGGTTTATAGTATTGAATAACACAAGTATCATTATAGTGATTAGTAATTCCAAATTTATTTAATTCTAAATTATAAAATTTTTCATATGCAGTTATACATTTTTGTAATTCAGTTGCATAAATTTCTAAAGCTGGGTCATTTGGTTGCATACATAAATCAGTACTTTTTTTATGCGGATGGTAATCGGTATTATGTTCATCCTTTCGTTTTTTAAATTCTTCAATAAGATTATCGCACACGCTGTCTTCTATTTTATATTGACCTATAAATGATTCGTGTTGCATGTTATGCTTTACGATCAGGATCAAGATATATGTTTCCAGATATAGTTATTCTGTAGTCATCACTTGTATAAAAAGGATATACTGAATGTCTCATTCTTGATGGAAAAAATATAATTTGACCTTCGTGTTCTTTCTTTAAGGCAAAGTGACAACTTTGAATTCCTCCTAATACATGAGTAGTATGAAAAGATAAACAAGAAGTAACATTTTGATTAGCATTTTTACCTGGTGCAAGTTCTAATTCTTTTTCATAATCATAAGGAATTTTAACAACAATAACCCAACTAAATAAACCATCATGATAATGTATAGGATTAAACTCATATTTTTTCATATAGTTAACCCACAAACTATTTACTACAAAACCTCTATCACTAGTTAATATTTGATATTCTTGTAGTGCTCCTTCAAATACTGGTTTAAAAGTTAAACGAACTAAGTAGTTATGCAACTCAGAAGTAAGTAAATTATATATATTGTATTCTTCTTTTATATTACCAGCTAAACTAGAATTATGTGGCACAAAACTTTTTGTGTTAATATTATCTTTTAAATAAGAAAAAAGATTTTCAGGCATTTTTTCAACATGAATACCTAATTTGTCATGATTATTTTTATCAAAAAGATCTTGTGTATAAAACTTAGACATTATAATTCCTTAATTCTGAGGGCAAACCCAGCATACGTCTATTATCATATTTTTGATTGTTTTTATCATTTTTTTTATTGTAGTGTAAAAACACTTGACCACATACACTACCAGTAAATTTTTCTCGCCAATGTTCTAAATCACAGCCGCTGTAAATTAAAATATCGCCGGGGCCTAAATCTATTTTTACTCCTGGTTTATTTTCTTCGCCAGAAGGTTCTAAAAATATAGGCCAATCGTCTCCACCTAAATTCATAGTAGCTGATATCTCACAACTTTTTCTATCTTTATGTCTAACTAATTCATCCCCTGTTTTATATAACCTAGTATAAGAATATGTTTCAATTAAATCTATACCACATTGTTTTTCTACCATCGGTTTTATGTGTGATAATAAATTATCCATCGCCATGTCTCCGTACATTGAAAAAGTATTTGGTGCTTGAGGGTCCTCAAACCAGCCTTGCGTAGAATCAAAAGGAGATAAATATCTTATTTCTTTTAAAAAAATAGTGGATTCTTTTTTTAATTTTAAATAATTAAAAAGAAAAGCACTTAACTCTGAACCAATTACATTTTTAATTACTTCGTATTTATTTGTATTAAAGCTCATTTAAATTTATCTCCTACTGCCCAAGCAACTAGTGAATATCTTTCACCTTTAGTTACAGGCGTAACTCTATGATATAAATAAGAAGGAAAAAATATAATAGTTCCTTTTTTATATATCTCTTTACATACCCAAGTTTTATATTCACCGTCAACAATCCAACAAAACTCTAAGTCACCTCCTTCAAAATCTTCTTTATTTGATAGAGGTATAATACAAGATATTT